TTGGAAAGCCTATCAAAGCGTTCAAAAGAAATCGAATTAGACATCGATATAGAAGAATTTTTCGAGTCTGTCGTTTGCGTTATGGTAGACGAAGTCCACAAGGCTAAGGCCGATGTCTTAAGAAAATTATTATCGACACATTTAAAGAATGTACCAATTCGTTGGGGATTGACTGGGACAATGCCAGAAGATGAAGGTGATAAGGTTGCTGTATTAGCATGTATTGGTCCAATGTTAGGAAAAATTGCTACAAAGGAATTACAAGATAAAGGCATTCTTGCCCAATTACATGTTAATGTATTGCAACTTCAGGATGTGGGAGAGGTATTTAGCAACTATCAATCTGAACTTAAATGGTTAACATCTAATATAGCAAGATTAAAATATATAGCAAATGAGATTATAGATATATCTGATACGGGTAATGTTCTTATATTGGTTGATCGTATTGAAACAGGAAAAGTATTACAATTACTTATACCTGATTCTGTCTTTGTTTCTGGAAAGATGAAATCAAAAGATAGAAAAGAAGAATATAAAGAAATTCAGGAAGTTAATGGTAAGGTTATTATTGCCACCTACGGAGTAGCATCAACTGGTATTAATATCGTGCGTATTTTTAATCTTGTATTATTTGAAGCAGGAAAAAGTTTTGTACGAGTAATACAAAGTATTGGTAGAGGAATTCGTGTAGCTGAGGATAAAGATTTTGTGAATGTATATGATATATGTTCTAATTGTAAATTCTCTAAAAGACATTTAACAAAGAGAAAAAAGTTCTATGATGAACAACAATATCCGTACAGTATTAAGAAGGTAGTATATTAATAATGATAGTTGATACAGAAATTAGTATTGAGCATTTAGAATTAATTAAAATATTTTTAGATGCAAACAAATTAGATGGTATTACTGCCACAGAACATATTTTAGAAATTCGTGGGGTAAAACATAATGTAATACGGTTGATATCAGTAAAGGAAGAATCCTCTATTGCTCTTACATTTATGGGAGTTATACATGCTGGGGTTTTAAATATGTTTGATGATTATTTACTTAAATGTGGTGTATATCCAGATCAGATAAAACCTAAAACTATGTATCGTCAAGTTCAAGAAGAAAGAGAAGCAGTGGTGAATAAACAATTTATAGATCATTTACAAAACAAAGTTTTCAAAAAGGTATAAAAATGTTAATATTAACGAATGAAAATAAATCTTATAATTTAGATAAGATCCCAAATGAGATAGAAGATATACGTTATTGTGTATTGGACTATTCTGATACAAAGAACCCAGATTACTATTTTATCCCATTGATTTTTATGGAGACTTTTTACGCTCCTGCCGTGGTTTTGAAGATTGGGGCATATACGGTGCAGATGCCATTAGATTGGTCAATTCTTGTATGTGATCAGGATTATAGCGATTTAGAGGTAATGCCATTAACAAGTTTAAATGATCGTGGTTTTCACACAATGGTATTTAATCCATTAAGACATATGGTACCACGTCCACAGGAAATAAACATTACAAATGTGTATGCAGAATTAAAATGGTATTTCCCAAAACTTAAGAATGGAAATATCCTTGTTGTTCCTCTTGAAGATAAATTATATCCAAATTGTGTTCTATTTGTTAAGGAAGTTAGTAAGTTACCAGATATTATTGATATTGGGGCACTCTTTGAGTAATGAATTATCAGAATGGATTATAGGATTTAATGAATTAAATCCTAAGACGGAAGAAGAGGAAGTTAAGAATACTAAAGAATATAAAAATAACCTCTTTGGAGTAGTTATCCCTGCATTAGATAGAAGGGATAAAAAATTCTATGGTAAGCTTAATGCAGAACAACAGAAGGATATCTCCATTTGGATTCTAACAAGATGGATGAGTTCAACAACAAGGGATACTCCAGTGCAATTATGTAATGTTAATGATGTAGCTAATGTTGGATCCAAGTTTTTAACCAAGCATAAAGAATTACAATGGATACTTCTGTCTATGACGGGCCAGGGAAGACCAACCAAGCACGAATGGATTGCCCCACCAAAGGGCATTAAGAAAAACCGTTTGCAAGAAATGTTATTAAATCATTTTCCATTACTTAGAGATGATGAATTAGATCTCTTAATTAAGATAAATTCAAAGGAAAACATTGAACAATTCTTAATTGAAAATGGATATGATGATAAAACAATAAAGGAAATATTTAAGGGGAAGTAATTTGTTGCAAATGGATCAAGTTTACGACTGTAAATTTTGTGGTCATAGTTTTGCGAAAGAAACTACACTGACCAAGCATATGTGCGTTAAGAAAAGACGCTATATGGATATTGATGCAACGGGGCCCCGCTTTGGATTTAGGGCGTTTCAACGATTCTTTGAATTGACTACCAATTCAAAGAAGGCCAAAACACATCAAGAATTTATTGAAAGTCCTTATTATATCGATTTTGTTAAGTTTGGAAATCATTTGGCATTGTTAAAGCCAATTCATGCAGATCAATATATTGATTTTGTAGTGAAGGGTGGACTAAAGTTAAAAGACTGGACAAAAGATTTTGTATATGATGTATATATTCAGGATTTAATTAAGAAAGAACCGCCCACCTCCGCAGCTGATAGAACTATTACAGAGATAATGGAATGGTGTAAGGATAATAATACTCAATTTAATGAATTTTTTATAAAAATAAATCCAAATGAGGCAGCACATTTAGTCAGAACAGGCAGGATAAGTCCGTGGGTATTATATCTCTCATCAACAGGAGAAAATCTTGTTAATAGATTTACTGAAGATCATGCCAATATTATCAATGAAATAATAGATCCCGGATATTGGATGAAGAAATTTAAGAAGAATAACGATGATGTTGAGTATATTAAATCTATATTAGAACAGGCTGGATTATAAGGAGAATTAAAATGAAGAAAGAAAAAATTGATGAATTAAAGAAACAATATAAAGATGTGAATTCTCCAGAGTCACAAGAATTCTTAAGAGAATTACATCAAAGATCATTAGATCATCAAGAAAAAATGAAAAAAATGATAGAGGAATAGAAAGAAGAGGATAAAAGAAATGAGACTAAATGAATATTATAGAATTTTATCATGAAATATGTGAATACGGACGTAGATATCGATGTTTTTAATCGAGATGAGATATTAAAAGGTCTTGAATGCGTCTATGGACGTATTGATCGTGAGGATAAAAGATACGAGAAACATCCAACAGGAGTTTATTTTCAAAATTTACCACGAGATCCAACAACAAATATATCAACATTAGATCATCGTATTGCGGGAGAATATGGGTATTTTAAGATTGATTTTCTTAATGTTAATATGTATGAGAATGTTCGAGATGAACAACATCTTATTGAGCTATTAAATAAAGAACCACCGTGGGATTTTTTTGAGTTTGAAGAGATAACTGACCAATTGTTTCATTTAAAGGGATATAGTCATCTATTAAGGAAGTATAAACCTCAATCAGTTGAGGATTTAGCAATGATACTTGCTATAATTCGTCCATCGAAAGCTTATTTACAGGGCAGCGATTGGGAAAAGATAAAAGAAGAAGTATGGATAAAAAAGGATTCAGATAATTATTACTTCAAAAGAAGCCATTCAGTCAGCTATAGCCTTGCTATTATTGTAAACTTAAATTTACTTATAGAGAAAATGTCTAAAGATTAATTAGTCTTACGGATCAATTGAATTTGACGCTTCTTAATACGTTTCTTCATAATATTATTAAGGCTGGTCATGGTACCAAACACAATCTCAATGTCCTTATTGACAATTGTCTTAAGACAATATCGGAAAGGAATCATTTGCCCTTGTAGGAAAATGTTTATGGGCAATAATCGATTGCTTTCCCACCACCATGTTTCGCCATATTCTAAGAATAAAATTTTCTCATCAGCCGATGAAATGGATTCGTAGTCATAAAAACTGATGATTTTATCGTCAGAATTCTGTATTATCCCTATATATTCGTGACTTTGGCATCGTATACATGTTAGGAAGGGGAATTTTTCGTTAATTTCTTCTAAATTAATCATATACTTATTTATATTATCTCATCCTTACATAAATATTTTTTTGGTGTCAGTAGTGATAAATATAGAAAAAGGCGGATTAAAATGGATGTTTCTTACCATAAATTATATCTTTACGATCATGTATGGCAGTTACTTGCCGTAGGTGATGCACTTTGCCCATCAAAGGATAATGGACCTATGAACAATAGCACACCACTGAAAGCCCATAAGGGACTTGACAATAAATTACTTTTCAGAGTATTAGATCCGGATAGAGTACCTGTTTCTATACCTCCAAATCAAAGAATATACGCACGAATTATAGATCCGAGTAATAGAACGGTTGCGTTAGAGAAATTATGTCGTTATGGTCCAGCAAAAGGACTAATCACGTTAGAATTAGACGGCGGTGATATTATTGATTTGGCACCCGGATATTACGAGGTGGCATTAATTAGAATAGAAGAATTTGTTGAGGGAATACCTGGATATAATATGGAGAAACCTTTATATACAGATTTAAATGATGACGTAGTTATGAAGTTAGAAATCACTGAACAGGCATTTAAGGCACCAGTTGATGCTATTACTGTTTACCCACATGATTGGATTAAGGATATTCTAGTTCCAACATTTGGTCCTCCCGCACCTTGTTTCTATACGTCACGTATACCGGGTGCCAGAATTTTAAATCATAAAGAATCGGTTCACACATTTTCTACATTTACAAAAAATGCAACAGGCATTCTTGAAATTTGGGGAACATTGGAAGAAACTCCGGATCCATATTTGAGCGAATCACGTTGGTTTAAGATTTATCCATCGTCTATGTCGGTTGATATTGAGTTTTTTGGATATTCTGGAACACAAGCCTGGAGTTTTCAGGCGAATGTGATGTGGATTAAATTCAGATACTTCCCTTCACAACAAGTTTTAGATCCAGGAATTCTAGAAAAGTTAGTTGTGAGAACATAATTACTCTACACGGGAGTAATTATGACATCAATTATTAAAGCATTATCGAACATCCCTCAGGGGATGGATGCTCTTCAGAAACTTTCAACAGAAAA